GCCAACATCACATCAGTGGTGTCAGCAGCTGTTGCTTAGGTTCCTGTTTGATCAATGTCGTGCGACCTTTGGGTCACACTTCATTGATTTCAGAGACCAAAACAAATCAGCCGACATGGTTTATTCGGCATCCTTGGACCGAAAGCTTGCAACCGTCGATTTGTCGGATGCAAGTGATCGATTGACGTGTTGGACCGTGGAGCGCGTATTTAGAAGGAATCCTTCTCTACTACGCGCCCTGCACGCCGCACGTACGAGGTATATCCGAGATGACAATCTTGGATATCCTAACTTCCTGTCATTACGGAAGTTTGCCTCGCAAGGGACCGCAACCACTTTCCCTGTTATGAGCCTTGTAATGCTTTGTATAGCTTTGGGATGTTCTATCCCAGACTACACGAACATCACTTTGGCCACACTAAGAAAGTGGCGAACCAGGGTACGTGTTTTCGGTGATGATATCATCTTGCCGGAACACGGGTATGAGCGATTGGTGATTGCCATGGAAGCTCTTCAGTTGAAAGTTAACGTAGCTAAGAGTTACGTTAAAGGTCACTTTAGAGAATCCTGTGGCGCCGATGGTTTTATGGGGTTCGATATTACTCCATCTAAACCACGAACACTAATCGCCGACAGCCCAGCATCCGTGCAGGCTGTCCTGGACACATCCAATAACCTCTTTAATAAAGGATTATGGTATGCATCAAGAGCAGCCCTTGACCTCATTTCTCCACAGATACGAAAGCATCTGCGGATCGTGGGTCCTAACGGAGCTGGATTCTCAGGTCTCCAAGCCTATTCAGGCGGCTATGAATACCATCTTGCTAAAAGATGGAATTCTCGCCTTCATAGGCACGAAGTCCGAGTTTGGAATTTACGAACTCGAACTGAGAGACTTGAGAGAGGCGACTTCGACGGGCTTCTGGACTTCTTTGCCAGAGCACACAGTCTTGGCAACCCTAGGGTTGTTTCTGACTACGTCAGCCGCCGGAAGACGAACTCTCGTCTTCTATGGGAGCCCCAGAACACTGATGCTCAGTGTTATGATCGATTATCATATCAAGGGCCTTCTGTCCTCAACACTCCTTCCTTTACTGGAAAGGTGCGTCGATCGACGAGAAAGCTTTAAGATAGGATTTTCCTATCTTGAAAACCTTGAACTTGATAAGCGTTTAATCATAACGCATAATGAGCTTCAGGATTCTTTCCTAGAG